TTCTTGGCAATCTTTCTGTTTGCTTCAATGGTTGTTGAATATCGGCTGTTTGGAACTTCCGTTAATGAACCATCCGGTGCAACCTTTGCAGCCCAAAAATTGGCTTCATTCATTGTGCTTGTTTCGTTGTATGCCTGCCCGGAATACTGAATTGTTATAATTCCGTCTGCCTCCGCCAATAAATCTCCTTGAACTTTGTTTGGGTCTGACGCTCCGGGGTCTGCCCATGCGTTATTATTGCTTACCAACGCCAAACCCTTTTTAATTCCCAAAGGTATATTTCCTGCAATCTTGTTATATGTATATCGGTAACTTGCATCACCTGCCGGGGTCATAACAACAAATTTTGCATAGTCTTTCTGATACTCCAAATATTTTTCCGAAATATGCGAACTATCTGTTACTACCATTCGATTAAACCACGGGGTTATATCCCCCTCAAAATCATTCAATACCATAGTTGTTGGTATCTGCGAAGTATTAGGGAATATAATTACCGCAAATTCCTTTGCGTCAGTAGGAACAACAAATGTTTTTGTTGCTTCATGGATTCCGCTCACTGCATCCTCTGATATAAATAATTTGTCAGAAATGCTCCATCCTGCATTGAATTGCGGTTGGTCGTTATTGTAACTTACCAATTCCGGTGTTGGTGCTACATTTTCCGACCCGGTGTACTTCATCAATGCAACCACAAAGGCATTTTGTTTGTCTGTAATTTTAACGGTAGCTTTGTAATTTTTACCACGGCAAACAAAGGTGTCAAATCTGTTATATCGCTTAAACAAAGAAAATACGGGCAAATCCTTGTTATTATCTTTAACAATTAGCTGATTATTAGATATACTTACCTTTGCTGCTGTCTTAACTGACAAATATGTATTATCCCCCATATATGTAACATCATTGTTAATTTCCGTTTCGGGTTCGGGGAAAATCAATGTCCTTGCAAGGTTCAAAGAATTATATCCGTAATACTTGTTGTTCATCTTGACTTGATACCCGGTAAATGCCATAAATGCCAACAACGCCTTTCCTACTCCATAGTCTTTGCCTACTGACTGAATCAACACACATGAATTTGCCCCAATAGACAATAATTCTTCATTTGGGAAATTGGTTTCTATACGCAAATGAACATCAGTATATGCTTTGGCTTGACACTCTCCTAAATACAATTCTTTGCGCTGCTCATCGCCCGCCTTGTAGTCAATTTGAACTGCCATAGGATTGCCGTTAACGTCCAATAACGGTGTATCTGTGTCGTCAACAAATTCAAGTCTAACCCAACCATCTTGCGTAATTCTGTTATCCCCATACTGCGTTGGCTCAATATACAAGCCAATTAAAAAGGTTGTTCCTCCGGAAATATTTGGGTCGTCTTGTGGGTCAATATCTTGTATAACAAAAGATTTCTTTTTCATATCTTGATATACTGACATACCGCCCTTAACTTTCAAATCAGAAAACCACAAGCGGGATTTTGCATATTTAGAATTTACCAATTCATCATTACCTAACATTGCCAATATTCCCTCTGCATCTTTTCCCGGAACAACGGATAAATCAGCCTTGAAAATCGGGTCTCCATCGGGTGTTTGTCCGTTTCCCATTTGCGAAATACGAACCGTTCCATCCATACTTCCGACCTCTGTTGCTTTAAATGATTTTTTTGCTATTTTATCATTAAACAAAAATGGAACATTTCCCAAATTTACATTTGCTTCGTCTGTATCACTATCGTATTCAATAAAGAAAGGTTTTTTAAATCGTAAATTCTTTGTCTGCAACACAATATTTCCCTGCTCATCGCTTGTTGTTAGGCTGCTATCAATAGTTTTATACCACGGAATAAAATCCCACGTATTTTCGTTCTGAATAGGCAAAAAAATACCTGCAATCCCATTGCTTGTAACGGTTATTGGTGTATTTGCCCCATCAATACTTTCTCCGGCTGCCGGGCTAATTATTGCCTTGTAATTGGCTGCCCCCGGTTCTTGTATAAGTTCCAAAATGATAATTCGGTTATCCGATACGGGCGGCAATGTCTGTTGAATTGTTTGGTTGTTGCTCATCTGATAAACCAACAACAAAGTTGTACTTTTGTTGTACGGGTCTGTATTCAGATTTACCCCCTTTTGTACCTCTTGGCGGTTGGCATAGAATAACGCCTTAATCTGCTCGTTTGTCTTTCCTGCTGTTGCCGGGTGCGCTGTTTTAGACAATGCAATAAAAGCCGCATTTTGCTTAATCATACGGTCAAACTCTGTTGGGCTTATTGGGTTCTTTGCGTCTGCCAATCCTGCCGCCAAACCTTTTTCTTTGAGTTTTGCCAAATCTACGTCCGCTAAATCATTCTGAGCAAAATTACCGTCCTTTGCTTTTTTCTCAAAGTCTTTTGCATCAACATTTGAAAGGTCTTTGCTTGCCCCGCCCAATGCCGCCAGCGTTGCGGCAAACGCCGGGGTTTTTACATACTTATCCAAATAATCTTTAATCCATTGTTCGTCCGCTCCTGCCGGAACCCACGGAATTTGTGCTGCATCATTAATTTCTATTGGCAAATATACATCAACCCACATTGCGCCCTGTCTATCTGAAAGGAATGTACCTTTCTGAACCACTTCAACGCCCAATTTCTGTTGGTTCTCTGAAATGTATGTTCCGGTTATTGCTTTTGCATCGCCCAAAAAAGTTTGCGTATAAACCTGCATTTGCCCCAAACCCAAAAGCGGAACGATATTAAACAACAACATATCGTTCTGAATCTTACAATTGGTGCAAACCCCTTTGTTTACCTCAAATTCAAACGGCTTACCGCTTCCGGTAAAAATCGAACCTTTGACGTGTACGGAATCCGCCTTAATTGGGGCGTTGTTCTTATCCCGGAACATCATCATAATAATTTGGCTACTGCCTGCTGATAATTGCTTTAATTGTGCCATAATCATTTGAATTTTTTCTTGTTAATACTATGTTTATCATTAATCGCCTTTATTAGCTTTTCGGCTTCTTCTTTCGTTATACACTTGACTATTTCCGCCGCCATATCTATTGCCTCAACTGCATTGCTTTGTTTGAGTTCGTAATTCTCTTTCATGCTCCAACCCTCCCTTAATAGAATACCCAATGTCAGTAATACAACAAAAAATGGAATACTGTAAAAAGGAAAAACCATAAGCCCCAAAACATCAATCATCAATACGTATAAAACTAAACGCAAATAGTCTATGATTTTTTGCCCGGTTTTCCGCATCGGGTGGCTGCTTAATTTTTCTTTTCTCGCTTTCACGGCTTCGTATGCCGTCCAAAAATCAAAGAATGTCGCAAATACTACAAAAACACAACATACAAAGATTATTATCAAACAAACTTTCATGTCGTGTTGAATGAAATAAAAATACTTTTCCATCGGTTTTTAAATTGTGGTGCGGATTGCTCCGCACCGGGTTAAACTTAATTTTTCTATTTATTATTTTACAGTATAATTCTAAAACAAATAACTAATGATAGAATTGTGCTTTTTACACTTGATTACCGTTAGAGTCAACCCATGTTACACCATTCCACCAAATAGGCTTATTAATTTGATTATCATAATACTGAAATCCCTTAATTATACCTGTAGGTCTTTCAGAGGTATTTCCGGTTCGTCTTTTTGCATCAAAGCCATCAAAGCCAACAAATCTATTATCAACCATTATTTTCTGTATATTTTCCTTTGTGTCAAAATACTGATACCCTTGATATGTTTCTTTTATTAAACTAATTCCATCAACAAGAGAAGGGTAAAATGTCTCTTCAGTATTATCTTTGTGTTTTATATTTAAATATTGGGCAATATTTTTAATTTCTCCTGTTATATAATAAGGCTTCGGAAAAGCAGTATTCCATACATTTAAAGAAACAATAGAATTTCTAAAATTAGAACATATAATAAAATTACCACCCCTCCAACTATTTCCAATAAACTGACAGAATTCAATATCATCTCCAGAAAAAAAATCAGGAACAGGACCTAAGTTGGCAAAACAATCAAAACGATTATTTGTAACTATTGCATTTTTTATAGAACCCACAGTCTTAATAAAAGCCGTATAAGCAATAGGGTTTCCTTCCCAAATATTATTAGAAACATTTAATGTATCGCAATCTTTTAATAATTCTATAAATTTTACAGACCCTGCTTCAACTGAAGAATTATTTATATTACCCTGCACTATAAGTTTAGAAACATTTGCTTTTAGAAAATAGTCACAAACATTATCTGAAATACATGAATTGTTAGACACGACAACCTTACCTCCAGCATTTACAAAAATAGCAGGTTTTTGATTTGTAAAATATCCTTTACCGAACTCGTATGAGTTTTTATGAAAAATATTGTTTGTTATAACCACACTTTCAGAATTAGCTCCTTTAGGAGCTTCTTCTTCCCAATGTTTATCAATATATATATCAGAACCTTCAACATTACATCTATAAAATGTATTACCACTAATTAACAAGTTTTTAAAATACATGCAAGCTATAGCTCTAGAATCAGGAAAGCTACCTTCAACAGGAGAAATATCAGATATTTTATTATTTTGTATACTAATACATTCACAAGGATATCCAGTTATATTTTTTGGAATATCTGTTTCTCTAACAAATATAGCATAATGCAGTTTATAAATATTGCAGTTTTCAATAGAACAATTAAAGGAACGATTTATTATAGCACCAATAAAACCATTATCATAAGTGCCTCCACCATATATATTACAGTTATTAATTTTACAATTATAAGAAGATTCAATAACAACATTTTGTTCGGAAAGTCCAATGGTACACCCTGTTATTTCACAATCACTACATTCTCCGTAAAGATTTACATTTCCATCTTTACCTCCAAGCATAGTACAATTAATAACAAATATTTTACTAGAACCCGCTATGTGACAACTAGCTGCACCTTTATGGTCTGTGGATTCAAAATGACAACTTTCTATTTTGGACGAAGAAGAAAAGAACATAACAATACCATGCTTTCCATTTATGACTGTACAATTTCGTATGATATTATTAGAACCATTTACTACTATTCCTGCAATAGTGTACAGTTTCCCCGTTGTAGGAGTAGAATCCCACTTTTTATAAAAGCCTTCTATTATGGAGTTATCTCCTTTTACATACAAAACCGAATGTTCAGCATTTATAATACAATTTTTTTCAAACCTTATACGCTTATTATTTCCACATAAGATGCAATATCTACCTGTATTAATATGAGTATATGAGCCTGTTGGATTCAAATTATAAATAATTTTATTAGAAAACACTATACTGTCGTTTGTTTCAATAACACTGTTTAGTATTTCCGAAACATTATCCTCGTCTCCATCAACAAACCATTTTGTCTCTATATCATTATTTAAAATTTTACCAGTAGGGAAAGTATTCCTCATGCATATATCACCAAATAATAATGTATTACTAAAAACTATTTTCCCATTTTTTATACTTCCTCCTTTAAAATAAATAGAGCAATTATCGGGAATGGTAACTGTCGCTCCATCCAAATCATAATCGTAACGTATTTCATAAATTGTATTAGGCTCATTAATTATATCTTGTGTAAGAATATTCTTACCATCAGAAATATTCTTACGCAAGATACAATAACCTAAACCACTAAAAATAAGAGGATTATATACTTTGTTTTTTAATTTCAATACTTTTGAACCCGTTCCATCATCTATACTTTCCAAATCCTCATCATCAGCTAAATTTGTTATAGTTCCTCCTCCACTTGCTTCTATAAGTTGTTTTGTACTTTCAGACAACATCTCCGGTGTAACTCGCTGAGAACTAAAATTTAAAATAGCAGAGTTTTCTCTTTCATCTATTGCTTTTATTGCATCTTCTTTAGCCTTATCTACATCGTCTTTCTGAACATCTAATGCACGGCGTATTCCTCTGCTTGTTACCGGGTTAATACTACCTTCTGTAGGTATTTCATCAATATTAAATTTTAACACTTCTTTACTCCATATACCGTTCCATTTTAATATACCCAACTGTCCGGTATCAATTTTTAAGTTTGAAAAATTAATATATGTTCCCTCTCCGGCAATATAAAATACATTACCGTCCGGAGTTCCGGGGGTTGTAGCTGGTGTTGCTATTCCTACGAACTGATAATTTACACCAACTGAACTAATAATTGAAAGTAAAGTATTTTGCAAAACCTGCCCGGTTATGGCTTGATTACCATTAGATTTAATAACCTGCTTTACTGATTTTTTTAAGGTTTCGTAATTTGCCATTTTTATTGAGTTTTAAAATCGTTATTAAAATCGTTATTGAAGTCTCCTTTTGTTGTCGTAATGATACCACGCCCGATTTTCTTGACGACGGTATTTGTTTTAAATTCAATTTCCACGCTCGCCAAATCTCCCTGCGTCTGCCATTTTGGGGTAATTAGAAACGTGTCGCAATCGTATTCCCTGCCGTATTTATCTGTTATGTGAATGTAATCAGCCATGCGGATAAATCTCATTACGTCGCAAAGGAACTCCGGTGCCAATATCGTACATTTAAACGTTTTTACGGATATTTGTTTTTCCGGGAAAAAATAACCGTCCCGTTCTTCGCCATCTTCTTCAAATTCATAATCCGGTTTTCCCAACTCTGTACAAAGGTACAACGTATTTTTAAAATCCGGGTTTTTATATACTATTTGCCCGGCGTCAAATACCAAATTTTCAATGTCCCACCATTGTATTTTCAAGTAACCGGAAACATCTTGTACGACCGTGAACATTTCAGAATACCACGTTTGCACGCCATCCGATAACGTCATATAATATATTCCGTCCAACTGATTTAATGGCATGGGTAATATTGACGGGTATAATATAACATCATAACCCAACGTTTGAAACCGGACAATCTGCAATCCGGTTTCTTTCATATACGTTGTTATGTTTGCAACTTGCTTTCCGGTCTTTTCATACAATACCACTGACGTAACATTGTTTGAACGTGTGTTTCTTATTATCTGAAACGGTAACAATCTATCAGCCGTGGCAAATAACGGGTAAATTGCGCCGTATGCGTAACTTTTTCTGTGGTTCTGTTCATTTATTGACGTGTACCACGGTAATACGCTTATATTGTTATTCTGTATCATATTTCAACGTTGCTTTAATATTTCGACTACACAAATTTACCGAAAGTTTATCGACTTGACCGTTACCAATATATGTTTTAACTAACTGCATCGGATTTGGGTCTGTTGTTCCTGCCGGGAAATTCAATGTTTGTTTTTTCTTTCGTTCTATTCCTCCAACTGCATAACTTTGAGCATTATTTATTTTAAAGTTACGGGCGGGCATATCATAAACCCAATATGTCGGTTGTATATTGATAAACGCTAAATAACCATTTTGCAAATAATATTCTACATCTTCAACGGTTTGTCTTGTAAACGGCAATTCCAATTGTCCGCCGCCGGACGGCGTAACCGCCGCAAACAATGCGAATCCATCCGAACTAATTGCACCGGGGTTTAACAACATCAAATCTATATCAGACGTAAAATTTGAAATGTTTATTTCTTCTATTTTCCCGGCTGTTACATATTTTGACGTAATTTCTATTGGCAAACCCTCAAATGGTGTTGTTACATCATCCATCCACTCAAATTGATAACGTTCCGGCATTTCTACTTTGTCAAATGAATATTCAGACGTTGCAAAAGCTAATTTTTTGCCGTTCCTAACGCTTTCTAATTGTGTTAAATCATAATCAATAATCGGGTTATATCCATACGAACCGCCATTTCTAAACCAACTTACTTGTTCAATCTTAAATTTTCCGTCCTCAATATACCAATAACATTTGTAAATATCCCGTAACATCGTCATAATCTGTTGTAATGTAATCGGGGCTTTTTGCGCCGGGGTTTTATATTCGCCATTAATGATATTACTTTTCTGACTTATTAGCAACTTAAATGACTGCCCGGAAATAGGATTGTTTTTGTTATAAAGAAATTGGCTGTATTCCGGCGTCGCTTCATGCGTTACTCTGGGGGCAAATTCTTTTAACAATACATTGATACATGACGATAACGTAAACGCATCACGCAAAGTATATGCTTTTCGGGCTTTTTTCTCTAATATCCAATCCATCAGATAAAACCCAAACCATAACGACGCATAACGCCACGTTGACCGGGCGATTGGATAAAACGTTTGTCCATATATGGAATAAGGCGGCTCAAAATACTTTCCACTGTCGGCTAATCCCCACTCGGTCGGCGTATCTGAAAAATTATTAGATATAAATGCCACGTCGATTGCGTAACCAATTGCCCGGCGGTAATTTCTATTATTATCTACAATATCATCGGACGACAACGGGTATGTATCTAAATCGTCTATTTTATCAACATCAACCAAATATCGGGCGTATATATTATAACTTTTCATATCGGCGTGCATCGTACCCGTTGCTCCGGAACCCTTAACAGCGGTTAAATCAAACTCCAATGTATCAAAAGGCGACGTTGTAGACTTTATATAACGAAACATTGCCGTATCATCGGATTGTTTGCGTATCTCGACCACAACAGCCCCAAACGGTAAACCGTCAATTCTTTGTTGCGTAATATAGATATAATAATTTACGTTTAATTCCGGGTATAATTTTCCCTCGAAAACGTTTGCACTTGCACCCGTCGCCATTCGCCCGGTATAAAGCCCGGATATTACCGCCGGGGAACCGTGCGACGTAATTTGTATTTCTTTCAAAATATTACATAG